GCTAAGAAAATGATCCGTCCAGAATTCTACGGTAAGATCTTCGTATCTGACCTAGAGACTGTATAAGTCATTTAGTCTAACTTTTAAGGGGTCTGTCTTTTTAGGCAGGCCCTTTTTTTTTTGGTTTTATTTGATTATAGGTAAATTATATCTCATATTTATACTAGTAAACATTAACTTATAAATGTTATAGTATGAGTTCTCTTCCACATACCGATAAGGTATACTTAAGTAAAAGAAAACCTAAAAACCCTATAAAGTTTAATATACAGCTCAACGAAGAACAAAAGAAAGCAAAATCAGTTATACTTCACAATCCAATTACAGTTTTAAAAGGCGGTGCCGGTTCCGGTAAAACACTTTTAGCCGCACAAACCGGTCTAGATATGTTATTCAGCCGGGAAATAGAAAAGATAGTTATTACTCGTCCTACGGTATCTAAAGAAGATATCGGCTTCTTACCGGGAGATATACGTGAGAAGATGGACCCTTGGTTAGCTCCTATTTACCACAATCTACACATGTTATATAATAAGGACAAGGTAGATAAGGAGGTAGAGAAAGGGACAATAGAAATAGTACCATTTGCTTTTATAAGAGGACGTACATTTGTAAACTCGTTCGTTATAGTAGACGAAGCACAAAACGTTACTCATACCCAAATGCAAGCTGTTATAGGACGTTTAGGTAAGGATAGTAAAATGGTAATATGCGGAGATATAGCTCAAATAGACCTTAAGAACCCTAGAACCTCAGGCTTTTCTTTTCTCAATAGGTTAGAAGAGAGTGTAGAAGGATTTAGGACCTTTACTTTACTGGAAAATCATAGACATAAAATAGTTTCTCCTATCTTAAGCGTATATGAGCTGTATAGGGAGTGATAATAGGCCATATTTATATATAAAGTAAATTTAGTATGGCAGCTGGTACTTACAATTTCACAATAGAGCAAGGAGTTACTAATAAGTTTGAAGTAGCTTTTCAAGACGGTAATGGAGATCCTCACGATCTTACAGATTATCGAGCTCGTATGCAGATAAGAGATAAAGTAGGCGGGTCTACCGTACACCTTACTTTGAGTAGTAGTTTAGATGCTTCTGGTACTGGACTAAATATGAGCGGTTCTAATGGAACTAATCCACCTGTTTCCGGTACTATTGGTGTTTATATTGCTGCTGTTACTTCTTCTTTATTAGATTTTAATTCCGCTGTATACGATTTAGAAATAGCAAGCGGGAGCGGAGATACAGTAACAGTAGTTAGACTACTACAAGGAAAAGTAAAATTATCTAAAGAAATAACTCAAGGAGCGTATTAACAATGTCTATAGTCTCTACATTAGCAAACAGAGTAGTAATTTCCTCAGTAGGACTAAGAGGACAAAGAGGACCAGCCGGACTAAATGCTGATACCGGCTCTCTATACCAATTTACTTCTTCTATTCAAACGGAAGTAGACGAATTAACTTCTAAAACAGGCTCTTACGCTACATCTGGTTCAAATTCGTTTATAGGATCTCAAACGGTTTCTGGTTCATTAGTAGTTTCTGGTTCATCTATAACGTTAGAAAGCTCTTTATCGATTAACGGAAGCGCAATTATAACCGGTTCCTTGATACTATCTGGATCTACTACAGTACAAAATGACCTACTTATCACTGGTTCGGTAGAAGTTTCAGGATCAAGTAACTTTACAGGTAACATAACTGGTTCTAGTGCACAGCTTTCTAATTTACTTACTCTACAACCTCTTTCATCCTTACCAACCTCAGCTCCTTCTGGTTCAATAGCTGCTTCAGGTTCAGGGGTAAATTTAAAGCCGTATTTCTGGAACGGTAATAGCTGGACTTCTCTTACGTAGGAAGTAGTTAAAACCTGCTATTTATAAGAAAAGCATATATAAATGGCTAATATACCTATCTGGGACGGGTCAGCAACTTTTAGTTCAGGTGACACTCCTTTTGGCTTTTACGATACTGATCAAGAATTTCAAACCGATGCGGTTAAAGTAGCGAGCTTTTGTGCTACTAGATTGGGATTCCCATTGATGGATGTTGAATTAACATCTGGTTCATTCTTTGCATGCTTTGAAGAAGCTGTTACTACCTACGGTAACGAAGTATACCAATATAAGATTAGAGAGAACTACCTTTCCTTAGAAGGATCAGATAGTACTGTTGAAGCTAATAATAAGATAGTTAATCCATCATTAGATAGAGTAATTAATATTAGCAAAAACTATGGTACCGAAGCAGGAGTTGGTGGACATGTAACTAAGTACTCTGGATCTATAACTCTAGAGGAAAATAAACAGGAGTATGACTTAGATGCTTGGGCTACTGCAGCAGGTATAGCCGGTGGTATAGAAGTAAGGAAAGTCTTCTATCAAGCACCTCCTGCTATTTTAAGATATTTTGACCCTTATGCAGGTACAGGAACCGGTATTCAGTCTCTACTTGATGCATTCGATTTTGGTTCTTATTCACCCGGTGTTAACTTCTTATTAATGCCTGCTTCTTACGATGCATTAAAAGTACAGGCTATTGAATTTAACGATCAAATAAGAAGATCTGGATACAGCTTTGAAATAGTAAATAACAAGCTAAAAGTATTTCCAGTACCTAGAGAGGGCGGGAATTTATTCTTTGAATACTTCAAAGTAGATGATAAAAGAGCCGCCAGTTTATTAGACGGAGACTCTAAAATAACTAATGTATCAGAAGTACCTTACGAAAATATAGTATATACCGATCTAAATAGTGTTGGACGTCAATGGATTTATCGCTATACTTTAGCATTAGCTAGAGAGCTTTTAGGGTATATTAGAGGAAAGTACCAAACAGTACCTGTACCGGGCTCTGAAGCTACTTTAAACCAAGCAGATTTACTTGCTGACGCAAGAACAGAGAAAGACGCCCTTATTACAAACTTAAGAGAGATGCTTGATCAGACCTCAAGAGAGGCTCAATTAGAAAGAAAGAGTAACGAAAGTAGATACTTAAAAGAGACTCTTACAGAAGTACCTATGACAATATACGTTGGATAATGATTAGTTTAATAGATTTATTATTAGAAGAAGATAACAAAATCTTCAAAGGCCTTGTAAGAGTTACTTATAGTGACGAAGGTTCGGTAATGGATGTTGCTGACGTAATTAGAGCTGTTAAAGGAGTTACTATTGTTAATACAGCTGGTAATGAAGAGGGACGTAACGTTTCAATGTATGACGTTAAAGTCCGTACTAAAGCAGACCCTCAATCAGCTTTTAAATTCGTTCGCCAAGAGGCGATGAAATCTCCAATTATTAAACGTTTTGAGATAGCTACCAAGACAATAGAGAGGGCGTAATGCTGTTCGGTAGTAATAGAGACTTTAATCTTCTAACTAAGATAAACAGAGAGCTACTCACAGATATAGTAGAGCAAGAAATACTATATTACAAGCTATCGTTAGAAGATACAGAGATGAATATTTATGGAGAATCTTTAAGTAAAGTATTTTATACTCCATCTAAAATTAACTGCTTAATTACAAGAGGGGATCAAGTTATAGATATAGACGAATTTGGTCCTGATTTAGGTAGAGAAGCGTCATTTGCTTTCTTAAGACAAGATCTTGTAGATATACAAGTAGTACCTGAAGTTGGAGATATAGTACTTTGGCATGAAGATTATTACGAAGTAGATACAGTAAGAGAAAATCAACTATTCTTAGGTAAAGATAATAACTACAACTTTACCGGATACGGTGCTCAATTTGGTAGTAGCGTCTCTATAATAGTAGATTGTCACCTAACAAGAGGAGATAAAGTAGGAGTTGCAGAAATAGTATGAGCAAGATAGATAAATTATACACCGAAGTGGACAGAAGAAATAGAGGTAAGATCGTACCAACAGGATACGACCCAGAAACTCGTACTTTCTTCTCTAAGGTAGAATATACCCCACTAAAAGATCTTCGTACTAATATGGCCGAGTTTGAAAAAGATTTTGAAAAGGCTATTAAACAGTACCCTGACGACCCCAAGCTCTTTGATTACTTACAGGCACTAAAGAAATTTAACAAAGGTTTACGTTCTCACATTACTCGTAATTATAAAGGAAAAGAGTAATGCCGGTTAGAAAGCCCATACCTAAATCTCAAAGAGAACTATCTAACAATCTTAGAGAGTCTTATACTGTAGACGGTATATCTACTTTTGACGGTAAGGTAAATCGAGGGGAACAGAGATCTGTAAAAACAGACGACGTTAAGAAGTTTAGTATAGGTCTTAGAGATATAGACGAAACAATCGTCTACTACTTTAATAACGTTATTAGACCTTCTGTTATTCAAAACGGTACTAGAAAGAATGTTCCTATTATTTATGGATCTCCTGAAAGATGGGCTGCCGTACAAAAGGACGGATTTTACAGAGATAAAAACGGTAAAATACAAGCCCCTCTTATAATGTATAAGAGAGACTCTATTGAAAAGAATAGAGAATTAGGAAATAAAATGGATGCTAATAACCCAATAAATTACGGTATCTTTAAGAAAAAGTTTTCTAATAAGAATGTATATGACCGTTTTAACATAGTTAACAACAGAGAACCTGTAGATGAATACTACGGCGTTATAATCCCAGATTATGTTAATCTCACCTACTCTTGTATAGTGTTTACCGATTATATAGAGCAGATGAATAAAATAGTAGAATCTATCAACTTTGCATCTGACGCTTATTGGGGTAATCCTGAAAAATTTAGTTTTCGTGCTATGATAGATAATTATACTACGATGACTGAGTTAAATCAAGGTCAGGATAGAAAAGTTAAGACAGAATTTTCTATCAATATGTTAGGTCATATAGTACCTGATGCTATTAATACACAATTAAATGGACAGAATAAGTTTTACTCTACTTCAAGAGTAAACTTTAAATTTGAAACAGAAACAGATATGGCTACATTAAACAAGAGAGCTGAAACTCAAGAGAGAGAAGTTGGCTTTAGATTCTTTGATACAAGCTTAACCGGTGCCCAACAGAGTGCCGATGTCGGTATGACGGCAGAACAAATAGCCTATGTACAACTTAACAACATAGTTCTTGCTGATACACAATCCGGTACTACAGCTACCTATACAGGTAGACAGTTTGCTAATCCGCCAG